CAAAAGGTATCTAGACAAAGAGCTGAGAAAATACTTAAAGCTAGATTCCCTGAATATTTTGAAGGATAATTATGAAAACAATATTAAGGTTTTTACCTCGTGGTAAAAAAAGTGCATTAAGAGTTTTTAGAAAAAAACCTATTAAATTACCATCAGGTAAATTACAAAAACTACCTGCACAAAAAGTTGGTGTTAGTATTGAAAAACTTACTGAAAAACAAATAGAATTAAGATCTAAAAAATTAGGTGATATATCTCACAGAATGAAATTAGGTAAAGATACACCTACAACTCATTTAGGTGAAGAAGCAATTAGAGGTGAAGCTATTGCTACTAAATTAGCTGAAAGAAGATTTAATAAAAGTATTTCAAAATATTTAAAACAAGGAAGAAAAGAAATTGCTCAAAGTATTAAAAAAATGAGCAGTAATGTTAGAGGTCAATTTAAACCAATAAAAAAAATACCTAGCTATAAAGTTCCAGATGCTATTAGAGGTACTGGATCTGAAGTATATGCTAAAACTACTAAAAGTAGAGTAACAGGAAAAGCTATCAATCCTAAAGGTATGTATTTTATTAGAAAACCTAAAGAAAGATTTAGAACAATAACTGGTGAACCTAGATTAGTTAAGTCTCCTAAATTAAAAGCATTCATAAAACAAAAAGCTGAACAAGCATATAAAAAAGCTGATCTTGAAGCTACTAAAGTATTTACTAAAACTAAACAAAGATTTACAGGTAGAAGTGGTTTAGGTATATATTCTAAAAGAACTGTAGCTGCTAAACCTACATTAGATTATAGAGAAAAAGCTCAACAAAGAGAAATGACAAAATCATGGGGTATAGATCCAGATGCTAGACCAGATTTTAATTCAGATATAATGACTCTATCTTCTAGACAACAAACAAGAAGATCAAGACAATTAAGTGTTAAAATTGGTAGAGAAAAAAAACCTAAAAAAAGAAAATAAATGGCTAATGGAATACCTCTTAATGATCCAAGACTAAGAGATCCAATACAAAATGTGCCTGATGGACTTAATGATCCTGTCCAGGCGAAAGTACCTGGATTCTTTGAATCTTTGCGTAACCCTATAGATCTTATAAGAGAAGAATCATTACCTGCATCTTTTTACCAATGGATTACTGGTAACACTAAAAAGAAACAAGCAGAAGAAGCATTAGCTTTTGTTCGTAATAATCCTAATCTTGCTAATACTAAAGTATATCAAGAAGCACAACGTAAGCTATCTAGATTTGGTTATCTATTAGATGAAGAAGGGCCTAATGATATTGACCTAAAAGAAGTAGGCAATATGATGAAAGCTAATCCAAAGTTATTTGGAGCTGAATTAGTTAACATGATGTTAGCTGATCCTTATTTATTATTTATGCCATTAGGTTGGGGTAAGTTAGGTAGAGGTGTAGTAAATGCTATGCGTCTCAAATACTCTAAATCATTACAATTAACTAAAATAGCTCGTAAAAAAAAAGAAGCTGAAGTAATGTCAGACCTAAGAGTTGGTACTGTTGCTACACTTGGTACTCCATTTGTATTTTCAGCAGCATGGCAACTTGGTGAAGATGCTTCTTTAGATCCTAAAAGAACTACAATAGAAACTACATTTGGTGCAACAGCAGGTGCTTTGTTATCTGTTGGATTTGCAGGAATGTCAGCAGCAGCTCAAAGACTTACTAGAGTACCTAGAATTAAAATAGATGAAGGTGTTAAAAAAATATTTGATAAATATAAAATTAATCCTGATGAAGCTATTAAAATTACCGAAGGTGGTAGCTATAAATCTGTAGATGACTTATTAAAAATTATAGCAGCTGAATCAGACATCATAGCTGATCCTAAAAAGTTTCAAGCTATGGCAGCAGATATTACATCTGTTATGCGAACACCAGTAGAAACTGCAAGAGACATGATTAAAAATTCTGTCTTAAAAGCTAGTGCTATTGGTGGAGTTTTTGGTACTGCACAATTCTTAACAGCAGATGATGATAAGTTATTAGCTACTGCTAAAGGATTTGCAATCGGTGCGTCTATATATGGTGCAGGAAAATTTTTTGCTAGTCAATTACGTAAAGCTCCTAAAGCCTATGATGATGCAGCATTAGCTGGTGAATCAGCTTTAGATACATCTAGATTTATTACAGTTAAAATTAATTCAGCTGCACAATCATTAAGTAATAAAGTTAAAGATGCTATACCTGATGGTTTAGATTCTAGACGTAAAATATTTTATTATCTTACTGGTGCTACAGTTGATAGAAAAACATTTAAATTTGATCCTAAATTAAAACCTATTGCTAGTAGTGAATTAAGCAAAGCTGAATTAGAAGCTGCAAAAACTATTAAAAAAATATTTGATGAATATGCCAATATCTTTGGCAAAGAAGGTAAAGGTTTATTCTTTAATCAAAGATCTAATTATCTTCCATTAATGTGGAATGAATATAATCCTAAAGATCAACCATTTAAATTTACAAGAGATTACGACAAAGTAGTTACTGGGCCTTCTGGTAAATTTCAATTTAGTAGACGTGGTGTATTCCAAGATATTAATCAAGGAATGATTAAAAACTATACTATACGACAAGGTATGGATGATCCTGCAGAACTTATTAGAATATATGGTTTTGCTGCATCTAAAGCTCTATCTACTAGAGCTCTAATTACACATTTAGAAAAACAAAAAGTAGGTAATATTCCTTTATTAGTTAGAAATCCTAACTTAGCTCCATCATTTGATGCAAGAGATTATGTAAAATTTAATCATCCTTATTTTGAAGCTGAAGGTAAAATGCCTTTTATACATAAAGGTATGGAAAGATCATTAAGAATGGTCTTTGATGCTACTGAAGAAAGTGCACTTATGGGTGCAATATTTAATACCAACCTAATGATGAAAAGATTAGCTGTTGGTTTTTCATTTTTTCATGCTGGAGCATTAGTAGAAAGTTTATTATTTGCTGGATCTAAATGGAACTTTATAAAAAAAGTTGTAGATCCTAGAGCTAAACCTGAAATCTTAAATATGGTTAGAGATCCAGGTGCTTATATAAAAGATTTTCAACATGCAATTCAACAACTAAGACAAACAGGTTATGATGATGTTGTTAGATTTGCACAAGGTAGTGGTTTAAATATATCTACACCTGAAGATGTAGGCTTTGATAGATTTTACTATAACATGAGAGGATTAGATCCTTTCTTAAAAAGACATTTTGGTGTTTCAACTAATGGTAAAGTCGAAGAAGTATTTAAATGGTTTGATAGAATTACTTGGGATAGAGTATTTACTGCTGCTAAATTAAATACATTTCTTACTGTATTAGATAAACCTACTCTTATGGGTAGACCTAATACTTTACAAATTAAAGCTGGTGATACTGTAGCTCAAATATATGCCAAAGCTACTAAAGCATCTCAATTTACTAATGATGCTTTTGGTGGACAAAACTGGGATATGTTAGCTAATAGAATACAAAACAGTACTCTTAAAAGATTAACGCAAACAACATTTGCTCCAGGCTCTAGAGGCTATATGCAACTGTTAATGTTTGCACCTGATTGGACTATATCTAATGTTAGAATTATAGCTAAATCTTTACCAGCATTTGAATCAGATCCTGCGTTAAGAAGAATGTATCAATACTACTTTGCAAGAGCTGCTCTTATTTATGCTACTGCTGGTAGTGCTTTAAACTACGCATTTAGTGGTCATTCATTATTAGAAAACACAGATCCTACAAGAATTGATTTAGGTGATGGACAAGTACTTACATTCTCTAAACAATTAATGGAGCCTTTTCATTGGATTACAGATCCACAAAGTACAGCTCTTAAAAAGATAGGATCTTTACCCAGAACTACAATAGAAGTATTGACTAATAAACAATATTTGACTACCAAATGGAGTCCAAATATTACATCTAAAGATGATGAAGCTATTGAAAAAGGTTTAAAAATTGGAGGTCATGTAGGTATGAGATTCTTACCTATATGGTTACAATCAGCATCTAGAGATATTGCTGAAAAATTACAAAGTGATGGTCTGTCATTAGATGAAGCATCTGATACTGCAGTAGACTTTGTATTAGGTCAACTAGGACACCCACGTTATCAAGGGCCTAGATATACACAATATAAAACGAAAGGGCTTATAAGAGATCCTTATAAGACATTATTCTAATGAGTAGACATACTGAAAATAAAGAAGAACTTTTAAAAGTATATAATACTATGAATCTAATAAATCAAAGATTAGATACTCTTGAAAATAATCACCTTGCTCATATACAAAAAGATATAGATAGAATTATCTATGTTCTTGGAGCTGTTGGACTTGCAGTTCTTGGTGAATTGTTTATACTTTTAAATAAAGTTCTATAATGAAATTTGTACTAATATTGTATATGTGTTCAATGATTACACAACAGTGTAATAATGGATTACATATAAATCAACAGTTCAATAATCATTATGATTGCGCTATTGCTGGTTATGATATGGCAGGTAAAATCATAGAAAACATGGATAAAAAAATTATCAATGATAATAGATTAGCCATTAAATTTGAATGTAGATCTGTTTCAATATTAATACCACCTAAAAAGCCTGCATAAAGTTGTACCTTTTTAATAGACTTATTCACCAAATAATTGTATAACCATGAGTTATGTTAAGGAAATCAATACTTTGTATAAGTGATCAACACGCACCTTATCATCATATAGACACTCTTGACTTTTTAGCTGCGTTAAAGAAAATATATAAACCTGACCTTGTGGTCAATATGGGTGATGAATTGGATTGGCATTCAATATCATTTCATGATCATCATCCAGGATTATATTCGCCTAGTCATGAGTTAAAAGTTGCTAAAGAGTTTTTTGTTAAATTAGAAAAGCTCTTTCCTAAAATGTTATTACTAGATTCCAATCATGGAAGTTTAGTATTTAGAAAAGCAACAAGATATGGTTTGCCTCATGAGGTATTTAAATCATATAACAATATGCTTGGTGTGGGTAAAGGTTGGTCATGGCACGAAGATTTGATTGTAACTGCATCTAATGGTCAAAAAATTTACTTCTGTCATGGTAAATATAAAGATGTTTTAAAAGTTGCTCAACAATATGGTATGTGTACTGTTCAAGGACATTATCATACATCTTTCAAAATAGATTATTGGAGTAATCCAAATGAACTACTTTGGGGTATGCAAGTTGGGTGTTTAATTAATATGAAAAGTTTAGCTTTTGAATATAATAAATTACAAAAGTCTAGACCAGTTATAGGAACAGGAGTTATCATTGATGGATTGCCTAAGTTAATCCCAATGGTATTAGACAAACATGGCAGATGGAATAGAAAAATTACCTAGAGGAATTAGAAATAAAAATCCAGGAAATATAAAACTTGGTACAGATTGGGATGGTTTAGCTGATGAGCAAACAGATCCTGTATTCTGTGTATTTAGTGAAGCTGTAATGGGTATTCGTGCATTGATGAGAATACTACTAGCTTATAGATTTATACATAAAAAAACTAACGTTGATGATATTATTAGCAGATGGGCTCCACCATCTGAAAATGATACTGAAGCATATATTAACTTTGTTTGTGATCGTATGGGTGTTAAACCACTAGACAAACTAGATAATAGCATTGAACATTATTTACCTTTGGTAAAAGCTATTATTCAAATGGAAAATGGTATGCAGCCTTATGATGATGAACTTATTGTAGAAGGGATGTATAAGGCATGGGAAGGTTATCCGACTGGATCCTCAGCATCATAGAGGGTATTGCAATTAAAGTTAAGGTTTGGGCTTGGCACAGACGTGTCAATCGTCTTTTTATCAAACGATATAAACAACGTAAAAATGATAGATAGAATTTTTTATTCTTTTTTTAGTTTGATAGACTCATGGTTTGAATGGGTGGATAAACAATTTATTAAAAAAAAACGAAAGAAAAAATAATATGTGGTTGAATTTATTGAGCATGGGAGTTAAAACTGCCTCTCATATATATCAAAACAAACAACAAACTAAAAGATTAATGTCAGATGCTCAGCGAGTACATGCTGAACGTATGGCAAAAGGTGAACTTGAATATAAAGCGAAAATTATTGAGAGCAATGATAATGGTTGGAAAGACGAATTTGTCCTTGTACTCGTTTCTATTCCTGTTCTTGTATTGGTCTACTCTATCTTTTCTGACGATCCTGAAATTCGTAATAAATTAGATTTGTTTTTTGAATACTTTAAGAATCTACCATACTGGTACCAAGCTATATTTATTGGTGTAGTGTCAGCTATCTATGGTCTTAAAGGTGCTGATATTATGAAACGTAAATGAAACACTCTAAATGTTATATTTGTAAAAAAAATCTTAACAAAAGATATGCACAAATAGATGATAAAAGATGGTGTATTAAATGCTTTTATCAATCTGGTGCATCATTACCTATACAAAGCTATGAGAGACACAAAAATATTAGAACAATACACAAAAGCAGCTGAACGTAAATCTAAAGAAATGAATATATTTCGACTTCTTAAAAAAGAAGTTGAGACTAATGCTAATGGAACTAGAGACTATGTTATTAAAAAAGGTATTAACAAAGGCAAAATTGCTAAATGAAAATATCAGAAAATACTTCGGTATCTTTACCGATAAGAAATTTACTTGCAATTGTAGGAGCAGTAGCAATAGGTGTTTGGGCTTATTTTGGCATTATTGAAAGAATAACATTATTAGAAACTGCTGATAAATTACAAGAACAAGATCTATTAGAAGCATCAGCTCAGAAGCCTATTGACCAAGAACAATTTATGTTACTTGAACACATGGCAGAACAGTTAGAAAAACTAACAGAAAGAGTTGATGCCATGATGAACAACAGGGTTAATATTGATAGACTTCAAACTGATGTTGAAAGACTTAGAGTTGATGTTGAAAAACTAAAAGATTCTGTAAGAGCTAACTTAGGTAAACTAAATGGCAATCACTAAATTAGTTTTTGCATTATGTTTATTTATAAATGGTGAGCTTGTAGAACATAGAATACAAGACAGCTTATCTACTTGTCTTAAAATGAAACGAGAAGCTAGTAGAAACATGGATATGGCTAATAAACAATTCATGTGTGGTGAAGTACAAGCTGAAATAGAAGTTAATATAGATGGTAGTGAAACAATTAAAAAAATTATACAATCAAAAAATTAACTATAATCTCTTTCTAAAATCATCTCCAAGTAATGTATAGCCTTTTCTATATCCTTCTTTTTACCCTTTTTCTTGTGACGACATATATACTTAATGGCATTGCCTTCGGCATATGGTAAATTGTTTTCATTAATAAAATATGCAGGCTCAATCTTCATAGATTTATAATGATCTCCATCTACTTGTTTATTTAATGTATTATAAGTCATATCTTTAAATATTGTTTTATCTGTCATTAAAATACTAATTTAAATTTACCAGATCGGTTCTTTAACTGGTCTGGTTTTTTTTTGTTTATTACTTTAAACTGTGAATCTTTTAAAGAATATATATTTAACTTCATAGCTTTAACAAATTTATGTGTAGCATAATATGGATCTATTTTTGCAAGTTTGCAAACTATTTGAAAATCTTTGGAGTTACCAGTAAGCCAATTTATTGCGTCTCTTTTATGCATAATTAAATATTTATTATGACCAGTATAAGCAGCATCATGTGTAGCTTGAACAATAACTGTTAAGAACAATTTTTGTTCAGGACTTCGTTCCATCTTTAACTACCTCATAAGTCATTTGATCTTGTCTTATTGGATCCTCTTTCCAATCCAGAGTAGACAAGTTAAGCTCATTAATAGCTTTTAATGCTTGTTCATCTGACTCAGCACTAATAAATACTTCAGTAGTTACTGGGTAATAATATTTCATTCTAAATTTATAAATCATATAGTATTTTTACGTCTACTAGCTTCTAAAGTTCTGAATAAATCTATTATAATTCCTTCTTTATCTCTTTTATTTTCAATTGTGCTTGCTTCAACCTCAGCATCAAATAGTTCTTGAATAGCATTCTCATAAGTTTCGCTTGCATAGTATGCTTGTTCTTTGGCAGATATGCTTTTATCGTTGCTATTACCAGTGATGTGGAGAGCTTTCTTTCTCTTAAGAAGCCTATCCAAATACTTAACTTTAGCATTAGCTTCAGCATTCTGAACGTCTGTTTCTGCAAGATACTTCAATGCATCTTCTAATCGTTTCTCTGTAATCATTTTTATTCTCCAATTTTTTTTTAAATAATAATCTTATTTGTTTATCTTTACCAAAAGTATCTAAACCCATCAACTCTAATTCTAATTTAAATAATAAATAATTCATAATAAAAAAAAGGATAGGGCCTTTCGACCCTACCCACACGTTAACTAACAGAAAGGGAGATGACGTGTTCTGTTTAAAATGGTGCATCTTCTAGATCATCTTTAGTATCCATTTTAGAATCTAAAATATCTCTAACAATCAGATCTAGGTTTTTATGTATTTCTGGTGTTACTTCTTTACCAGAACTTAACCAAGCTGATAATAAATTACTCATAGTAAGTCTATACTTTTCTTTCCATTGAGAAGAATTATCTGGTACTGATTTAGTACGAGATTGACTTACTGTATTATCAGTAGTTGTTTCACCATCAATTAATTCTATTGAATTAGCTGTTTGATATTGCTTACCAGTTTTACTAGTTCTTATAGGCAAAGCCTCAATTTTTAATCTAGCTCCCTTTTGCCAACGACTAGTTCCAATGGCTTCACCATAAACTGTCATATCTGTTCCATCATCTTTGGTGACGTAAACTGTTACCCCACCATTATCTTTCTCAAATGCTTTTCTAAATGAGCATTCAAATGTTTCTGTTTCCATATGTCTCCTATTTATTTGTTTTACTATATTTCCTAATTTTTGCATTAGTTTTTATACATTATTCTAAACATTCTGTCCAAAGTTTTTTTGCAAAATCCACAGATCCTTCAGAACCTTTCCATCTAAAGTTGTCTAATGT